TTAGATGCCGCTATTCTTGCATCTGCAAATTGACCTGACGTAATTTTACTTGCGTCTAAATTAGGTATTTCTGCCGCATCTAAGTTTATTGCACGATTTCTTACTGTTATGATTGCCATTTTTTTCCTTTATTATAATACTATTGTGTCTGCTTCTTCTTGTGTCAGAGCTTCCCCTGCCATAAGTTTAGCTTTAGCACTAGCTTTTAAGTCTTCTTTAGCAGTTTGTTCAGCTTCAAATTCAGCAAACTTAGTTTCTTTTCTAGTTTTTCTTTCTGCTATTTCAGCTTCACTTCTTTCTACTTCTGAAACTTCATTAGTTTGTGTGTTAATTACTATTCCTTTTTCCATATTATTATCCTTTTATTCCATAAATTGATACAGTTCCGCCATGATAATTGCCAGAGTTAGTAGCAAATCTTAAACCGCTATATGCAGTTGTAGAGATAGCTCCACCCATACCCCAATTCATACCTACTGTTCCGTTATTTGCTACAGCATTTTGAATAAATTGTGATTCAAAAGTACAATATTTATATACACTTGTATTAGGATTGGTAAAAGTCATTCTTCCTAAGTGTGGAGTACTTGTTCCGCCATTAAAATTCCAAGTATTAATAGGTCTAAAACCTTGTGAATCACTTTGTGACCAAACTCCACCATCACTAGCGGCTGATAATTGATTTGTTATTTGATATGCTTTTGAATAATAACTGATAGATGTATCATGTGAATTATCACTAGCTTTTAAATAACCCACCTCTGGGTAAACGCTACTATCACTCGTTACTAAATCTGTGTATCTCAATTCGTAGTGTTTGTAAGTACTTGAAAAACAACTTTGAAAATCTACATAAGACGCCGCAGTAGAAAATGTATGTGAACCAAGTTTTACAAAGTCAGATGATACTGCTGTCCATGATGGATTAGCACCAGAGCCACCAGTCTGAAGCACATGACCTGCTGTACCTGCCGCTAGTCTCTGAAGACCAGAGCCATCTCTGTATAAAATGTCACCTTGAGTTGTTATTGTTGTGCCAACGTCAGTACCGTCAGTACCTTTTGTTGCCATTGGTTGAAAGTACGTTGTATTAGTTGGAAGGTTACCTGTACTTGCCAATATGCAAATGTAAGACGACCCATTGTACTCTGTAACGTCATCTACTGCATAAGCTGTACTTCCGTTGTAAGTCCCCTTCCAGTTAAACTTCAACGAACCTATATTTATACTAGCCATATTATTATTTTCTCCTATGTTATATTGTAGCTATTAAGTCGCCATTGCTGTCCATGCTAAAGGTAAAACCTGAAGCACTATATAAGACATCACTAAACGTGGCGTAAGTTGCGTTTGTAATGTTATCTTGACCTTGATTAGTCGTGATATATCTTAATTTGTTTTTACTTGGTACAGGTGTGTTAGCCTGTCCACCCATACCTGAGTGTGAAGAGCAGTAATAGTAAAGCGTTGGAGCTCCACTAGGTACTACAAATGTTACTTGTGTTGCTGAATCTACAGTTACCCCTGTAGTATAAGCACTTGTATTCCCACTATCTGTTGAAAATCTAAATGGGTGTGCTGAAGGGTGTGTAAATACATAAGTATTTCCTTCTTGTAATTCTATTGTTTTCTGAGACACACCATCTATAACGTATTTACCGCCACTTTCTGTAACAGCTATGTGTATAGTTGATGGTTCATAGTATCTTTCAAAGCCATATACTTCTGCTGAAGAAGCATTACCTAGCTCCCAACCGCTACCTGCGTCATTGACCTTAAACACATTCCCTGCCGCAATACCTGTTGTAGATAATTTAGCCGCAGTAACAGAGTTGTCATTAGGTTGTAGTTGAACACCACTACCTATGTGTAATATCCAGTCCATAACATCAGAAGATGACAATGTTGCACCTGTAAATGTTATTTGACTGCCTGATACTGTAAAGTTACCAAACTGTACTACACCATTAATACTACAAATTACATTATTAGCTGATAGCGGTACAAAAGCTGTACCACCTTTAGTTATATTGTACGTTGTAGCACTTGATAATGTTATGTTGTCTAGCTTATCTAGTTGTTGTAAGTTGGATAACCCTGTTCCTATATAAGCCATTAGTGTCCTATATTACTATTGTGTTAGCTTCGTCTTCAGTTAATGCTTCGCCAGACATAAGTTTAGCTTTAGCACTAGCTTTCAAAGAATCATTAGCATCTCTTTTTGCTTTTTCTTCTGCAAAAAGTTTTTCATCTTCTTCTCTAATAGCATCTGCTTTAGCAATTTCTTCTGCTGTCATTTCTCTTAAAACATTATTATCTAATACTTTTGGCATAATTATCTCCTATGATTTAACTCCATAAATTATTACTCTTGTTCCTGCTTTCAAAACTTGTCCGCCATGACCAAATATTTTTATTCCAGTTTGATTAACTCCTTTGTCAACAGTAAGGTCTGACATGTGGCTACCATATTGTGCCCAATGAGAAGCACTTGAATTTCCTTGTCTTCCACCACTTACTCCACCCATCATTGCTAAATAACCTTGAGTGTGATGTAAACGAAAAGAGCCATGATTAAAACTATTGTCTGGTTGATTCCAAGTATTAAAAGGACGAAATCCCATAGTGTTATATGATTTAGCTCCACCTCTGCCTTGTGATTGAGTGTTAAAATCTCCATACGCATAGTCATATACAGATGAATAATTTATACCATCTTGGTCTGCACCACTTGCACCACCTTTTCTATAAGCCACTCTTAATTGAGAGTTAGTACTTGTTGTAGATGACCTATATGCAACAAATTCAATGTCGTAAATGTCGTAAGTAGATGTAAAACAATTATCTATAATTATTGACGCCGCATCTGAACTTAATGTACTTGTTGCTACTTGCACATAGTCAGAAGATAAAGAAGACCAAGAAGGTACTCCACCTGAAGTCATTTGTAAATATTGTGTTGAAGCAGGTTTTGCTAATCTTTGTAATCCACTTCCATCTCTGTAAAGTATATCGCCTTGTGTTGTTAATGTAGTACCTACATCTGTACCATCTGTTCCTTTAGCCGCTAATTTTGTCCAATAGGAAGCGTTGGACGTAGCGTTACCTGTAGAAGCCTGTATACAGATGAAAGTTTCATCTCCAAATGTTACAATATCGTCAACCACATAAGCTGTTGAGCCATTGTAAGCACCTTGAAATACTGGCTTAATTCTTCCTAAATTTAATGTTGCCATAATTGCCTTATTTTCTCCTTATTATTGTTAAATTGTAACATTCAGATTGCCACTGGCATCTACTGAAAATGTTAGTCCTCGTTTTGATACAAAACTTTCAGCATATTTATCTGATTGTTGTGTGTCATTATTTGCTACTGATACGTTGTCAGAACCATTTGAATATTCTAACTCTAGTGTACCATTAGCTAATTTTTTAAATCCGTAAAAATCTACTGTTCCTAAACTTGCTCTTGCTGAAGCTGAAATATCAGCTAACTCTACTGCACCATCTTGAATTTGTGCTGTTGTTGTTATTACTGCACTAGGTGATTGTCCGATATATGCCATTATGTACTAATTGCATCAACCGCAGACACCCACACATCACATGAACTTGCTGTGTCAGAGACTACTTTGATTACATCTCCTGATTGCACGACAATTTTAGCACCACCATCAATAAGTTGTAGCTGTGAACCTACAGGTATAGGAGCAGATTTAACTAAATGTATGTCATTAGTACCATCATTAATATAACAATCTACATTAATAGATGAACCTGATACGTTTGTTAAAGCTATTCCAACTATAGTATCGTAGCTATCTGCTGTATATACACTTACTGGTGAAGTACCTACATTGTTGCTTGTATTTCTTCTAAAGTTTTGAGCCATTTGTTTCCTTTTATTATAAAGCTATAGCCATAGCTATAACCAATCCTGTTGTTACTGTTGCACTAGCCGCACTGTTAGCCGCTTGTGTAGCTGAGTTTGCCGCATTTGTAGCTTGTGTTGAAGCTGTGTTAGCGTGTCCTGACGCAGTGTTTGCATGTCCTAAAGCTGTAGAAACATGTCCTGCCGCCGTAGTAGCACTCGCCGCCGCCGCATTTGCTTGTGCTGTAGCGTTGCTAACTGCCGTAGTGTTTGTTGTTAAAATACTGTCTGTGTATGCTTTTGTAGCCACGTCTTGTGCAGACGTAGGGTCAGTAACATTTCTAATTTGTTTACTGGTAGCATCATATTGAAAATCTGTATTAGATATTTTAATTACGTCATCAGCATTATCAATCGCTTCTTGCGACATCATAAATGCTTGTGTACTATCTGTATCTAAATCAGACTCAGTAAGCACTGAACCTGAAGCATAGTCAGTTAGTCTTGACGTTTGTGACGTTTTACGTCTAATCTCAATAGCCGCAAGATTAGCAGGTGGACTAGCAAAAGTCAGAGTCGTTCCTGCCGCATTTAAAGTAAATGTAGTGTTTACCCCTGCAACTGTGGCTGATAAATCTGCTGTACTTCTATAACTGAACGGTATAGAATACGTACTCGTACTGCCGTTTCCAGTGTATCTTACAAAACTATTAGCCATTTAATTCCTTAATTTTATTGTTTTATCTAAAAGGGGTACTTTATTGCGTTAGCATATCTATTGCACTTTTAGCCGCTTCATACTTAGATTTTTCAAACTCATCTTGCTCTTCTATTATCTGTTTTAACTCAGGAAACTCCTCAAACATCTTCCAATATGCCGCTCTTTCTACTCCTCTAACAAGACCCATGACATAATCTGTTTGAGCGTTTTTACCTTTAATCATACCATCAGGCATTTTGTATAAGTCACTTGTCTTATCTGCAATAATTTTTTCTAAATATTGTTTTAGTGAGTATTTTTTACCT